ACACTTTTTACACTCTACACACCATTATCCCAGATTTTGGAGATGTCAGGAAGTTGACGGGTTATTCACCATTTACGAATCAATATATACATATGACATATTTTGTGAATTTAATTTATCTGGAGATACAATTTTTGTTTCTATCTTGTTTGCTGTTTGTTGAATATTAATAATAATCACCTGCTTACGTTTGAACTATTTTAAAAAAGGAGGATAAAAGATATGTCATGGAAAGGTAGAATCAGAAGAAGTATGCAGCCATGGCCCTGGTGGGCTATAGCGTTGTTATTCTTTGTTGCATTTTTGTTGAAAATGTTTTAGAAGTGGAAGAGGAGAGTATTGGAAAGTTATATTTCCATATTCTCCTCAATTTAATGTTTACTGGCACATTTCAGCCCACGCACATCCTATAGACGTACTATATTTCGATATGGATATTTTATATGACTTCCATTTGTCAATCATCTATTTTACCGTTTTTAGTTTTTTCTGTTCTCAAAACGGTTAATAGCATCTATGCTAGATTTTACATTACGAGAGAAAAAATCATTTGCTTTTTTAGGATCTAAGATAAATGCTTGATCAGAAGACTCATCTTTTACGTCTTTATTTCCAATTATAGTTACACATGCATCAATAATACCATCAGAATCAGATTTTAATGTTTTAAAAATTAATTCAGATTTAGATTCCATGCTTTCACATCCTCCATTGTCATTGTAAATTAATACATCAAACTTGATATCGGCGCAACAATTCGATTAACAGATATTTTTTTATCAGTTACAGTACTATCAATATTGGCACTTTCATTCGCGACATCTAATAAGTGTGGTTGCGCCATTGATTTAAGATACTCGATAACATCTAACACATTATAATTTTTTCTGTCTACTAAATGTTTACATACCGTTCGATCTAAAGAACCTGGAAGATTAATTTCCTTTGGCATCTCACTTTTTGCATTAATAAACTGCTTTACAATATCCCATCCCTCATAAAAGATTTCCATAAAGGAATAATCGTATGGAACAGGGCATATGATAAGATTCTTTGTCTCGTGTTGTATAATTTTATCAGACTTTCCTTGTCTGGACGGTACAATACCTAAACGCAACCCCCTTGCAGATTCAAGCTGTGATGGATTAATCTTTACCGTAGTTCCAACCCATTTGTCTTGTAATGTATTGCCTACAAATAAATCTGCTTTCCACAATCCATTTATACTACTCGGTAATTTTTCGCGTTCTTTTGGTTTACGGAATGCTGCAGCAACACCATTTATATGTTTCTTGAGCTTGATTGGTTGTCCTTTCTTTCCTGTAAGCAACAGTGAATCATCTGTAAGATGCTCCATAACACTATCTATAAATTGGACTTGCCCACTTTTCTCTGCTCCAAATAGAATAGAAGATGGATCTGTTCCTTTAATCTTACAATATTTTGTTAAAGCATCATCGATTCTATTTAATACATCACTGTTTTTAGAGATAATAGCATTATGTACCGCATATTCAAAACAAATACCACAATCACCATCTCCTGGAACATACATACGAGTGAACATTCCAAGAGACATATTTTTATAACCACCAATTTGAGATACAATATCTTGTTTTAAAGACATAACAAGCCCATATAAAATAGGATGTATAACTGAAAAGAGTGCTTCATATTCAGAATTAACTTCATTCATTTGGATACATTTTGATAATTGAATCATATGTGTCATCCTCCTCATATTCTCCTTTCATTATAATCCGACATATTTTTTATTTCAAGTTATAATCCCATTATTTTCCAACAACGCCAGAAATAGGATAGAAGCTGGCGTGTGATGAGAAAGCATCACAACTTTCGCATACCGTGGAACATGCATTCAACGCATATAAACTATGGCATTATATACGCTGGAGGAAGGGTGTTCTCTCTACTCCTCCTAACTTTCATATGCTTCGCTCGTCATTATGATATTATCTTTAATTCCATAATTGCTGCTAACGTTTCACATATTACTATACGTAGTCAGGTTGGCTCGTGCGTTCTCGCGGAATTTTCATCCGTTTCACTGCATTACTGCAGAATAGCGAATTCGACGAATTAATCCTCTATTTATTTTTTACAAGCACTAATCTCCCTACGTTGAAATATCATTCCATTGCTATGATATTCTCCGCATTGATAAGCCAGTTTACGATAAACTATAGCCAGGATTTTGGCTAACCTATGCTTGATATAAATTTGAAACCACCAAATGCTGTTAAAGCTGTGCCAAGTGGCCCAAGTGTTTCAGTAATTTTAGTAAGAATTTCTAAGAATTGTGTTCCGCTATCTATGACAGCCTTGAAAGTGTCTGATGATAGAACAGAAGTTGAAAATTCTTGGAATGTAGCCTTGAATCTTTCAAGACTGTAATCGATACCTTTTTGGTAATTAGTCAATTCCTTTTCGGCGGAACCTTCGGAATTTTCCGCTGTTTGATATGCTGCCTTAATAACATCTACGTTGTTCAGGGCGGCTGCCAGGGCATTCGATCTTTGCTTTCCGGCAAGTGTTTCGAGCAAATCGGCACGCTGAATGTCCGAAAGCTCTGACCAGCGTTCACCAATACCTACAACAATATCGTAAATATCTTTATAGGTATCTTTATCTTTCATAATGTCGAAACCACCTGTCAGTGCTTTGACTTTTGCTTGTAGTTTTGATGTGGATGTTACTAAACCGTCTGTGCTTTCCCCCATGGATTCGAGGTCACTTTCACTACCTCGAATTCTGGCCGCCACGACCTTCCACATGCTACCTACCTGATCTGGGTCTTGAAGTGTTGTATTCTTTATTTGTTTGCTAGGTTCATAATGCCTAGTTGTATATTATTATTTATATTTATATTTATTTAGGCTATTTGTTTTGTTTGATATTTAATAAGAAAATCATCCCACTGTTCTTTAGTATTATTACCGTAACCATATAAAGAATGGAATAATTTGTGAATTGATTCAGTAATACATGTATACTGATTATAAGATTCTTGAATTTCAAAGAATTTATCAATAAATATATTTAATTGATCGTCTGAATATTGATCAAAAGAATCATAGATAGGAAAATCCAATACATCAACCGTTTCTTCAAATAATAGATTGAAACCTCTAATGTGATGTATAATAAGATTTGTTTTTACGCCTGTTATTTGACAAGTATAATTATAATATTTTCGTACATCATTTTTCCACATTGTTAATCTTTCGCGTACAAAATGTGTTAAATTCCTATATGCTTCTTTATGAATTTCAAATGGTCTATGTAAATCTAAAAGATATAATTTTTGTGCAACTGCTAATTTTGTTCTATTTAACTTTTCTGCCAGCTCATCATTTGACATTGACAAATAATTATTTTTCAAAAATTCTATCTCTTCATCACTGTAAATATTATCAAGATAAAATTTACTAAGCAATCCCATTGTTTTTGCCTTGCCTCTAATAGAGGATAATGTTCTATTAGGTAAAGATTCAAGCAGTTCGTTCAAGGAAACTGTGGGATATTTTTCTTGAAGTATTAGTTCTTCTTCAACAGACCATTTTCTGTCTTTACCTAACCCCAGAAGTTCGCTTTTTGCCTTAATGGCTTCAGTTTTCCAATATCTCGGAAGTATTTTTTGAATTTCTTGATTACTGATTTTTCCATAATTTTCTCTTAATATATTTATTTCTTCTTCATTCCATTTGGTTGCTTGTGTCCTGCATGGATTCGAGCAATAATGATGTTTTGTTTTATTAACTTCTGATACAATCCTCTGAAATTTCTTTCCACAAAAATCACATGTGCATTCCGTTCTATTTCTTTGTGATAGCGCCTTACAATTATTGCTACAGTAAATTTGTTCTGGATATGTAGTCGTAAATTCTTCTCCACAATATTCACAAATTCTTTGAACATAGCATATTGATTTTTCTCTTTTCCATTTATACAAACATTCTCTACTGCAAAAACGTTGAATATCCTTAAATGCATTGCATATTTTATACTCTTTGCCGCAATACTCGCAAACTTTTATCACACTATTTTTACTGAATTCTGTTGCACATTCCTTTGAACAAAATATGTGTTTTTGTTCACCAGAAAGAATTTTTTGATATTTATTTCTATAAATTGTAATTGATTTACCGCAATATTCGCATTCACACGCAACATTTGTATAATCTCGTCTACAATCTCTAGAACAAAATTTACTGGTTTTCTTCTTTGATGTATATTCTTTTCCACAATTTATGCATATAAACTTTTTCGACATGTCATTAGCTCCTTAAAATAAAATATTCTCCATGTCGGAAGATGAATTATTATCTATTTAACTTCCGCATACTAAAAAAGAAATCCAACGCTTTTTGGAGGCGATCGGATTTCTCAAATAACCATTTTTCTGTTCCATTTTGAAAAACTGATTTTTTACTAAAACCTAAACTATATAAATATCTGCATAGCCTTACAGATTCACAAATATAATATTTATCCATGTTTATACTCCTAAATAATAATATACACACTATGTCATCATAGTGAACAGGTCATGTCTTCACCCACAGCATTATCTGTTTGGGGTATACCTTTTCAAATTAAGGGGACTTCTCCCACGCCTTTATGATTGCGTCTTACTCCTGATGATTCAGATATTCTGGATTTCCACCATTATTTGATAATCAAAATTGATATTTCTGAATCCCGACAAGGGGATGACCGTCGAACGTTTACCCTCGACTCAAGTACCGAATGATCTTCGGGATACGTTAGGGTACTTCGCTGCCAGCGTTCTAATCCATACGTTTTTAAACCGTCATACAATAGTTTCCTTTGTATTGTGGTGTATGATCATAAAGAGTTCTATGGCAATTAAATATATTCTTAATATGTGTTTCCACATATTGAACCAACTTGTACCACCTGGTTCCAGTAATTAGGGCGATTGATTTTGAAAGGCTTGTATGACTCGCATTAAATGAAGCTGCACTACGCTGTAAAGCCTCACCAATACCGTCTGACCCAATTGCGAAATTATTTGCTACCTCATTAAATTTATCCACAATTGATTCAGCCTCATCAGCTTGCATATTAAAACCTTGTAACGTAGAAACCAAACTTTCTGAAGCCGATTCCTGCGTCATATTATCTCCAACTCTCTGATACAAGGTTGTAACATCAGAAAGTTTCTTGGCATCATCAAGTGACCAACCCAACTTCGACCAATCCGCAGTACTACTAATTACATCACTAACTGTGGCACCATATTTCTTGGCACTTTCAGCAGCCTTATCCCAGTACTGACTTAATTGGCTCTCCGATGCATCACTTGCAACTTTTGCTAATTCAATTTGAGCATCATTAATTTCCTTTACATTAGAAACAACCTTTGATGGAATTTCCATAACGACATTCTGTAACATGCCGTAAATTCCAGTGAATTGAGCAATTTGATTAACAGCACGTTTTGTATCTTGCCAAAAACTTGCACCTGTTAATCCATCAGCAGAAATTTTTGCTTTCAAATCCCTAGCTTTAGCGTCAACTTCTAACTTTTGTCCTTCTGTTGTTACATTTTTATAAGCATCACGGACTTCTTCAAGCTGCGCCTTATATTTCTTCCATGCCTTGCTATTGTTGCTGATATAAGATTGCATCTCGTTTGATGCACGTAAAGCGACCCCAGGTGCTAGTGTTGCAGTTTCTTCAACTTTTACCTGTTTCATCGCAGTCTTATATTTTTCTTCTTCCTCAGTCATCTTTTGAAGATTTTTACTAAGACGCTCAACCTCTTCATCACTAAGATCAGAAACATTCGTATCTTTTAACGATTTTTGAAAATCTTCACGAATCTCTTTAAACTGCTTAAAACTTTCTCTTGCACGAGTCAGTGACTCAGAAGTTTGCCCCTCATACTTAGAAAGAGTATTTTTATATCCAGCTTCTGTTGCGGAATATGTTCCAGTTTGTAATTCTTTCTGAACTTCTGCTAATTTTTTACGAGCATTAATTTCCTGTTCGATGTTAGAAATGATTTTAGAATTATCATAGTTGACAGCTTTTGTAATTCCAGAATCACTATTAGTATAAGAATCTCGTAGAGTTTTTAATTTTTCTAATTGCGATTTGCTTGCAAAACCGTCGGAATTATTTATAAGATTATCAATTTTATCAATAGTTCTCTGAAGTGTGGTACCATCTAGATTTTTTGAAAGTGAAGTTCCAAGCGTTTTCGCGGTAGTTTCAACTTCATTAAGCTTTGCATTCAAAATATCAGCATCCGAAGCAATTTGTGTTAAATTTCCAGAAGATCCTTTTGCTAATTCTGCTTTTATACTAGCCTGTTTGTCATGTATGGTATTCACTGTTTTTTCTAAAGATGATAAAACGTCTGCAGAACCATCTTGTCCAGCGTACTGAGATTTAAGCTTTTCAACTTTTGCGTCAAATTGTTTTATAGAACTATCTGAGACAAGGTTTTTTGCTTGAGCTACTTTTTTATCAATGGCATTTTGAAGCTTTGCGGCATTTGAATCTCCAACAACGGTATCTTTTTTAGATGTTTTCTCCATAGTGCTATTGACTAAGGTCATGACATTTTTAAATTCTTTACCAGCAGAAGTGCATTCATCAAATTTTGACTTAATTTGATCCATTGATGCGCCAGAAGTAACAAGGTTTGATAATTCTTTTTCCAAATCTGTTATAGTTGTATCAAGTGTTCTTGCTCTTTCAATTGCATCTGTGGATTGTCCAGCATAATTACTTAGTTGTTTCGAACGCTGTCCCTGACGAATAGCAGTATTGTCATCATTTCCATAAGCTTTGATTGTAGCATTTTTCTCATCGACATACGTGTTGTAACCATTAGCTTTTCTACGAAAATGATTAAGAGCTTTTTGCTCCAATTCATCATTATAAAAACCTTGCTTTTTTGCATCTGCAATATATTTTCGATTTGCAGACATTTCATCAACTAAATCAGAAATCCGACCTTTGACATACTGTTTATCCTCTGTGGCTACTTTGCCTTTTGCTTCTTTTGTCTTTAATGAATAATATTCCGTTACGTCTTTATTTAACTGAGAGTATGCTTTTTGAAGATCAACAACGGTCTGCTTCTCAGATGTTAACTTACCATTCTTGTTATAAGATTGTTGTCTTCCATTAGCATATGTATACGAATGAGAAGTAGATGGACGTCCTTTTTTATCATATATTGTTGATTGTACATACTTATCTGCGTTTTTTGGAGTACTTTGTTCAGTAGCTGTTTTAGTTTTATTTCTTTTCCTAGACGTTTGAGTATGTTTCTTTTGTTCTTTTTCAATCTCATCAGACAGCTTCTTAACTTGTTTAGATGCTTCATCTGTTTTGATATTAATCTCTTTTGGTTCAGTGATTTTCTTCTCAAAATCATCGATTATTTTTTCGCTATTTTTATCCAGTGCAGCTTTTATAACAGCTTCGAGGTTAATTGTATGTTGTTTTGGCATTTTTTCACCACCTTTATAATTCTATATTATCAAGCACTTTATGTACTGAATTATCAATGATTTTATCTAGTCTACCATTGACAAGTTCTTGCTCAACATAATCAAATGGTGGAGGAGTAGTATCTACAAGATGCCACTTACCATTACCATGTTCACCCTTTAAATACATCAAATCAAACACGCCTTCGTTTGTTAGTTCTTGTCCCCAGAATCCGTGATAATTTGGAACGTTTTCTTCTGTATCTTCAAAAATTATAGATGAACCTTCAGCACTTATATTGCCAGTCATGTTTTCTAATCTACCCTCGCTAAAGTCTCCTTTGTGTGTTGCATAATATTGATTAATTGATTCATTAATAATTTTTCTATATTCTGGTTCTGCATCAGTTGCAATTTGACGTGCCATTGTAGGAACAGATTGTAATACTTTTTTATTGTAATATTTTAGTAGCTTTTGTAGTTCCTTTGTTATGTTACCCATTTTTACCACCACCTCCACATTGATAAATTAAAAATCTTCTGACATTTGACTGCCAGAAGATTTAATGTATTCTTGCTTTATTTGTTATTTTCCTGTCATTCTTTTCTGTACATCCATTACGGTATCAACCATCACATCTCGAATTGCTTTTGCGTTAAGCATTTTACTTTCATTCATTTTTTTAAGAATATTCATGATCATTCCAATGCTTTCTGGATTTTCAAGAACAGGTTTTGCAGCAACCTGAACATTTCGTCCAATATTTGCTACAGCATTTGCCATTTCTGCAATTTCCGTATACATTTCATGTTTTTCATCCGTACAATGAATCATCTTTTGTAGTTTAAAATCTACAATCTTTTGTACACTTTCCATCACATGGTTTTTGGTATTGATATACGTAAAATTAATATCATTTTTCTTATCTGATTTATCTACATTGTAGAAAAATTTATTTACATGTGCGTGAAGATTTTTATCTTGTATAACACAATTATATATTACATCGTCTTTTTCAAATTCAACACCGTCAATAAAATAAACAGCAATAGCAGTAATAAGTGCAGCTTCCTTATTCCACGGTGTATACTCACCGCCTTCAAACATATAATCTACAATGAAGTCAATTGCTTTTTTCTCATCTGCAAGTGTAATAACCGGTTTAATTTTTACATATTTTGTAATCATTTATTTTCTCCTTTTTATTCCTGATAAACTTTTACTTCCCAATAATATCCATCCGTAGTATGAATACTATATTTGTCTGAATAAGCATCATATTTTACCTGGCAAATTTGGGAAGAGTTTTCTACTATTTGAAAATATAAATGTGATGGTAAACAATAATTTCTTTTTCGTAAAATATCATCAATTTCACTGGAATACATTGTTTACCTCTTGCGTTTCTTTTTTCTTACGTTTTCTTTCTGCACGTTGCTTCTTTACAAAAGTATAATCGCACCATCCTCCGTCGATCTTAGAATAACAGATCCATTTATAATCAACATCTGGATAGCAGTACCAAAACATTTTTCGCTTAATTAGAGCAACACTGTCAGGGCATCCTTTAGTATCAATAACTTCTTCATGTCCGTCTTTGTAAACAATAAAAAAATCAGCCACATATTTTATTGGCTGAACAGTTTTTCCGTCGTGTTTGAACTTTGGTTGTAACTCATATGGCTTCTGTAATTCATAGTCCACCACATCGCCACGCTCCACTAATGGGCAAAGCACATCACGATAATATTTCATTTCTAAAATTGAATCAAAAGTTATATTATTATAAGTACGTTTACTTACATCTTTATCTACGTTATATTTAGATCTAGCGATTGTAATCACTTCCTTTTAAATATTATAATTATTCTTTTATTTTAAGATTTACTTCATTAATACTATCTGTTACAAAATTTACAGCTTTTTCATATGACATATTCTTTTCCTTAGAAATCTTCTCCGCTGTCAATTTACATATTACAGATGCGATCGTTAGTATATCTAAGGATTTTCCAAATCCTAATGTTTTTGCTTTTTCTCCAAATTTTAAGCATATTATAAATCCAAACATATTGTTTTCTCCTTGATATTACATTAAATTAGCGTATAATATAATTATAAACAAACGGAAAGGATACTGTAGTTAATGAAAGAAGAACTTAAAGAGTTATCAAAAGGTATAGGCAAGGCCGTTGAAACTGTTCCAGAATTATATCAAGACGCATTTCAACCATCTGCTCAAGAAGTAGGAAAACTTGCTGGTAGAGTTCCTCGTGTTATTAATGCCTTACTTTCAAATATAGACATATGGACTTTAAAAAGAGAATATGCGGTCAAAGAAGCTCAAAAACTTCTTGAATTAAAACTCGAACATATAGATCAAGAAAAAATTGTTGAACCAGAATCATATGTTGCTATTCCTGCAATTCAAGCAATTTCATACTCTATGGGTAACGAAGAGTTGCGTAATTTATATGCAAATCTTCTTGCAAAAGCTATGATTGATGATACAAAAGAATCAGTTCATCCTTCATTTGTAGAGATTATAAAACAGATGTCTCCGATTGATGCATTAGTTTTTAAAATGATAGTCGAAGCAGGAATTAGACCTATTATCAATTTACGTAGGAAGACTCCATCTGACGGAAGTAACATTATCCAAAATCATTGTACGTGGATAAAAGACTTCTCTATTAAACAATGTGCTACCTCTATAGATAATTTGTTACGATTAGGCTTAATAGAAATTCCATTTGGAAAGTATTATATTCAACAGGAAATTTATAATCACATCAAGGAAAATCCATTATTCCAAGAATTAGAACAAGAAAGTGTAAAAACATTGGCTGATGGAGAGATCATCGACTATGAAAAAAGCTATATAAAACTCTCAGATTTTTCAATGTTATTTTATAATATATGCGTGGTTAATCCTTAATCAACAACTTATCATAGTCATTTTTCATATCTTCATACATAGATTGTTTTGTTCTTTCAACAATCATGTTTATAAATTTATTGTATAATTTTCGAAACATATAAGACCTTCTTTCTTTTAATGACCGTGAGCATTTTAATAGTTCACGGTCACTTTTTACTTTCGATGAAATTCATCTTTCAAATTATTTCTTTTCGTTAAATCTTAATTTTACCTCAACTGGTACAACAGGAAGATGTTCCATACAATAATTAAACTTTGCATCTCCCGTATGGTTTCCGCCTATGGCGTTATATGTCGCATGAAGGCTAATAAATTCTTCAACCTCATCTTCTGGTATTCCATTATTAGAAAGATAGGATTTATATTTTTGATTAATGTGATTCGCTAAAGATTCTTTTTGGGCTTGAATTAAATTTTTTATTTGCTCTTGTTCTTCTTCATCTGACTTAACAATTTGAGATATGTTATCTTTTAATTCTTGCTGGATTTGCAAACTTTGTTTTCTATCATGGATTCTATTCTCAGAATATGTATTCACAATATTTTGCGTATCCGTGATAGCTTTACGGATCTCTTCCAGATATTGATCTAGATTTTCTTGTATTTTCTTATCATGTTTTATTGATTGACTGACGTCTTCTTCGCGTTGTTTTGAAAGCTCTTTTACCTCTTTTGCTGTATTTATAAGCAATTCATGTTCTTCTTTTTTCTCGCGCATTGCTTTTGTTTCAATGCCCAAGAATTCAAATAAAAACCAATGTAATACTTGAATAATTGCCTGGAATCCTAGCAACGCTACAAAGATTGTTATTCCGAATGCCTTCCAGTCTATGCTAAAAAAATCACGTATAGGTTCCACGTTACACCTACACTTTCTAAGCCTTTGGCTCTGTATAAGTCATAGCATTTTCTGAATCACCAGCGCCTGCTGTCGTAGGATCAATTACAATACCTAAAATTGCCAATACTACGAACACTGCATTAACAACGTTAACTAAATTGTCTCCAAGCTCGCTCAAGTCAATTGTGAAACCAAATACTGCAGCAATAGTTTGAATAAGTACAATTACCGCTGGAATTAATGAAATCCAGAACATTTTATTTTTTACTCTAACGAGCCAATTAATATTTCTCATAGCTTTACCCTCCATAATTTTGATATGATAGGAGAGTGATAATACACTTTTACGCCCATAGCCATGAGCAACCTATGTTAAGTTCCTCAATGTCATGACACAATTTTTAATTTGATTACATACATAATCAAGTTCTTCTTTTGTTTCTGATCCGTTCAAAGTCAAACGAATTCCATTATGAATATATTTTTCTTTCATTCCGATGGCAAGTAAAGTGTCAGATGATTTCAAACTTCCGGAATTACAAGCAGACCCAGTAGATACAATTACACCATATTCATGAAGTAAGGTCATTAATGCTTCACCAGATACTCCTTCAAAACACAAGAATAAATTATATGGCAATCTATTATTATAGGAGCCAACAACAAAAAAATTTGGAACTAATCCTGATAATGTTTTCACGAGATAATTTCGTTTTTCTGATGTACATTGATCATAATTATAATGCTTTACAACGTATCCTAGAGTTAAGATGCCAAGTGTATTCTCTGTTCCACCAAAAAGTCCATGTTCTTGTGAACCATATATAATAGGAGACAATTGAATATTATCCTTTTTATATAAAACCCCACACCCTTTTAAAGATCCTAATTTATGCGCAGAAAATCCTGCAATATCAATATCCAATTTCTTGACATTCAGTGGAATTTGACTGATCGACCCAGTGCAATCAACATAAATTTTACCGTTATAAAAATGGATCAAATCAGTGAACTTTTCCACATCTTGTATTGTACCGATTTCACTATTAGCATAATCCATAACCACAAAACTTCTTTTATGATATATAGAAAGAAGAGATTTCAAATCATCAAAATCAATTTCGCCCTGTCCATTGACTTTTAATGGAATAGCACTTCTAACTGTTTTTACATAATTTAAAATTGATTTATGCGCAATAGGAGAGTACAGAATAACACAGTCATTTTGGTCTTTATATCCTTTGACTGCTAACGTATTAGAAGCCGATCCTCCAGAAGTAAACAAAATATTACTTTCATCTGCATGAATAAAATCAGCAATATTTTTTCTTGATTCATCAATTTTATTCCGAATATTTCTTCCTTCCTGATAAGCACTGGATGGATTATAATAATCGTCTAAAATAGATATAATATAATTTTTTGTCTCTTGATTTAATGGAGTAGTGGCAGCATTATCTAAATAAATTTTCATAGTCACACCTGCTAATCATAATATTCATTGTTGATGTAAAAATTTTTCAATGCTTCAAATAATTCCGGTGTCTTTTTATATTTCCAAACAGTTTTTCCGGCATCATCGACCTTTACGAATTCATAACGAATACCATATTCTTTTAGATATTTATATTCGTCTACAAAAGAAGTGGCATATTCTTTATCAAACTTCATTTTTCCTTTTATTCCTTCCTGATATATAAGCGTAAAAAATAGGGGTGCGTATAATTGATATATACGTACCCCTATAATTCTCATATATCAATCAACACTATTTTTATTCACTTTAGATTTTGGAACAATCTTTACAGCTTGTTCTCTTTTTTTAGTCGCAGTAACTTTTTTATCATTCTTATTATTAATAATTTCTGATACAAGTTTTTGGATATTTTCCTTGTAGGTAGAAACTTTTGATAAATCACACAATGATAGGTCGGTAACTGCAGTTTCTTTACTTATTGCACCTTGAGCGTAATCGCTTACAGTTTCAAAAACATTTTTGCAATTTTCTGTATCAAACAGATTCATCCACATCGGGAGATTCTTGCTCGTAGGACAATATCCGCAATACTCATAAGCCTTACCACAAGTAAGGCATACTCTGTTATTTGCCATTTGTTTCTCCCTTCTGATTAGAATCAGTCTTCGTCAACCTCATCAGCATCGTAAACGCTATACAGAATCTTTTCATCTCCACAATATTCGATCTCTAGATCGCCTTTGAAATCCATAGTTGCAGTGTCAGCACTAACTGGAACAGTGGTTTCCGGAGATACCTGGAATGATGGCATTACAATGTAATCTGCTTTTAGCTCATTTTTCTTACATGGATTGTAGTATGTAGCTTTCATAATTGCGTATACAGATGTTGGGAATTTGTTTGCGTTATTGTGAATTACGGCACCAGTCTCTACTTCACGATCATAACGAACAAAGAACATCTCTGCTTCATCATCTAGTGGAAGAGTCAGTACAGCGCCTTCTTTCGCAATAGAGAATTTGTCTGCAGCAGCAGTCGTATCCATAGTATATGTTTTTCCAATGGAACCATCACCAAAATACTGAGCTACTTTTACGGAACCTTCTACATATCCAGTAATCGTAACAGTTTTAACACCATTTTTAACGTGCATTAGTCTTGGCATTTTTACTTTCCCATTCTTAGAAGCAAAAATTGGTTGAGATCCAGAAGATGCAGCAATAATATTGGTGTTAACAAAAGCATTTGTTGCAGAAAAAGCACCTGATTTAGATTTCCAAATTTTCTTTACAAGATTACCATTTTTATCGGTAACATCTGTAGATTCAGCAGTGACTTCAATGCTTGCATCACTTAATTGAGTTAGTACATATTGTGGAATACCAGTACCTTTATCTTCTGCATAAAAGTATAGAATCTCTTTATAGATTTTGTCACCTAATTTAAAACTCATTTGTTTTTCCTCCTTAAATTTTTGTATAAAAAAATCATGCAGATCCTTTAAGATCTCGCATGAAATTAAATTCATTTTTTGGAATTTTTGATGTATCAACAAATCCAGAATAACTGCCATTAATGACAGCATGTGTTGATTCATAAATTTGAAGTCTTTGTACACTATCATAGAATTCAACAATTCCAACATTGCGTAGTTCATTTTTTTTATATTTCGATCCAGGGTGATTCAGATAGAAAGAAATCATAGATAATAGACTTGGTGGTTTTAAAGAATTGTCTCTTTTCATCGCCAGTAAATTCTGTTTGTCTCTATTAATAAGATCTCTTTTAAGAGTCTTGCTAGAAGTGAATTCTTCTTCTGGCGGAAATGCATGAAACATATATTGAATATATTTACACATTTTAATTCGTGTTGGTTCGTCAATCTTTATATCTTGAGCAGGATTATATAAAATAACACTTTCTTTTCCATCTTTTTCTTCGGTAAAGAAAGAAAAACCATGGAAATTAATATCACCAAACATCAGTTTTGAATATTCCAAATCAATACTTTTGATTAAAATGGAAAACAATTGCTGATTTGTGATATCATTCCAGTCAATTCCATTGTTCCAAAGTTGCAAACGACATTTTGTTGTATTTGAAATAAATGGATAAATAACGGATTGTATGTTTTCTTCTCCGTATGTTATATAGTCTTGAATTGATGGCTGATGAATTGTGATTTTATCATTTACTACATAATCATCTCCAAAATATAGTTGAAGAGGATTAAAATCTAAGCGTTCTTCTTCTTTATTTTCTTCATTTTCTATCTGTGCTTCAATTGCACTTTGTACAAGATCATTATTCGCAAACCCCATAATTTACCACCTTTTATTACTATAGAAGGATTTACCATTCTCTGTTTTTGTAATATTGTTTGGTGTAATAATTTGATATTGTAAAGTACGCACAAGATAATTATTATCCATCGTTGATTCTTTATCCAAAGATGGAATCGGATTTTCAACCTCAGTTCCAATCCATGCAAATCTATCTCGCAATATTGCAGCAATTAGATCATGCCTTGGTAAACCAGTAAGATCATCTATAACATCTTTTTCATGGATAAATATTGTAAAAGTAAGAAGAAGTGTTTTTACAGAATTATTATATCTTGCTAAGTCGTTAAAACTTGTTTGATAACATACATAATTCCTAGAATCTGTTTCTGTTTCTGGGAAAAATATGTATGGACGGATATGGGCATTTTCACCAAAATAACGATCCCACTCACCCAATGGTTCGCCATCTGCATCAACGTTTAAATTTCCATCATCGTCAAATAATTCGGATTCCAACTCTGCATCATGAATTGCATACAGTAATTCTGGACAGTGTAATAATATTTGATATACTTGATTTTTGATACGAATATTATCATCATCTGGATTATGTGTATATGCGCGTAATTTATTAAGCATATCATCTTTTGTATGAAAGGAGTATTCATTTATTTTATTCATTCAGATACCCCCTATACAGTAATTTCAAAATTTTCAGCTACTCGAATAATGTTATTATTTAAAGAAACATCACATGATATTAATAATAATTTCCCTAAATAATTTCGATCGTTGATAAATTTCATTTTAATTTGATTATATTTACAACCAGATTTTGACCACGATACATAATCAGATAATTCATTATTTTCTACGGAGCATTTCCAAGTAAATTCTCCGCCTTTATATTGATCAGATATGTCATTGTGATCTTCGTCTAGTATTTTTATAGTAAATAATTTATAACTGCCACCAACTTTTACATTGGTAGAAGATGCTATAATTTTTTTATTTATACCGGCAATTTCTCCAGGCGTTGATGGTTCGACTGGGATAACAGACGAATCATAGTAATCAGCATACATACCAATAATCTTGCCGTTTTCGTCACGTTCAATATAATCTCTGTGTTCATCCCAAAAATCTTGATAAATTGTAAGCTTTTGGATTCCGACAGGTTTTGTATTTTCTATTTTTGTTACAGACCATACCAAAGGATGCTCTGTTGGTGCGCTAATAATAAGACGCATTGTTTTACTAACATCATCGTTATACCAAAATTTTTCAGTAATTGGATTTAATGGGAGCCAAATTTTATCCTGATTGTCTGGGTGTGCAAAATAGTGGTCTCTGTATTTTCCGGTTGTGTACGAATTCTGGTTTCGAAGCACACCCCACATTTTCCGCTTAATTCTGTTTTGACCAGTTTTTTCAATCCATGTCAAATTATAATCACATGGAAGAATTAAATACTTTCGAAATTGGTTTGCAATTTCTCTTCCAACAATTAACCATTTATGATAAATTTTATTATCATCTGGGATATCGACGAATAACCCAATCGGAAAATCGGCTAGATACCGTTCGTGATAATCTGTTTCATAATAATACAAATCATCATTCTCGGAAAAAGAATATTTTTGAGACGGACGAAATTGTAGATAATAAGGAACCTGATCCTTATCTATAGACTGATAAGAATTAATAATAAACTTTGCATCAATTGGAGTTTTGGTTGTATTGTCATAAGTCATATTCTGATTTTTATCTGGCTGATCATCATGGTAAAAATCATATATATAACACTTTTTTGCCTGGATGTCATGATCAAATGTTTGTTCCATAAGAAAATCTGAGTTTTCTTTTGTTATTTCACCAATTGTTTTTGCATCATTTGATCGTAGGCTTGATATACGTCTAGCTGTTGATAGGTTTGGCATGACTATTTACCTCCTCTAACATAGCTTTAATATATCCATGAGAATCTAGAATAGCTTTTCTAAATATTCTATAACTATATTTTGGACTATCTATTAAATCGTATGCCGCCTGTAATGTCGAAATTAAAAGCAGCATATCATTTGGATAACCTAATAATGTATTAAGTCCACCGAATTTAAATAGAATATCTTCAAAGTATTTTTTAAAATCATCATCTGAATTAAAAATTCTGTCTGTCACTAGCTTATCTTTATATAAAAGTAATCTATGAATATTTTTGTGCATTAAACATGCTGCGTTTTTTATTTGCTCGTCAGAAAAAGTTCCATATAAATAATCCATATTATGTACCATTATTAATATAAGAGTTATAAAGATAACCATGATCTCTAATAGTCTTACTTAATTCCTTCTGTACATTTTCTAATCTTGTCTGAAGCAATCTGTATGGATTATTTAGCATTTTTTCTTCTTTTCCGCCAACCATCATAATGGTATAATTCAAAGAATCGACTCTTGGACTGAGCCATTCAATTGTAATCCCTAGAACAAATAATTTGCACACATATTCGATATCAGAACTTTCATCTATTGTATTTACAAGATTAAAAGAAACTTCTTGCAGTTCATCGTCCAATACAATAGAAGAGAAGAGTCTTCTAATTCTTGCATCTCCAAGTACATTGTGTAGTCTTTCGGTGTAAATCTCATAAAAATCATTAGAATTTAATGCTAATTCTTTCGGATCGTCGATCCTACCCAATGCCCTTGAAAAGATAGTTTCATAAGGAAGTATCATCTCGACCTCCTTTATTTAACAAATAATTCACTTAGAAGATTAAAATCCGAATCAAAGATTTCACTGAGTTTTCTTACTTTTGCAATACTGTCAAGATGACCATTGGCAATCTCTGTAGCAATCATCTGCTCCAGGATGGTTCTTGTAGCTTCTGGCAGCTCTTTGATTTCCATTTCCATCTGTCTTGTAGACATATCAAGAATTTTGAGCAAATCATTTCTTGTATACATTTTCTCATATACTTTTTTTACAGTAGGAAAATCTTCCAGTAAATCGTCATCCAGGATAACAAATCTTGGTAAGAATACATGGTCTGAACCTTTTCTAATCAAAGAAACAAGGTCACGATAATTGATTTCGCAATCATATCCATAATCTTTGAATTCATAAACATTCCCAGATTGAGACGTGATGTTTAATCCACCATAACATACTGATCGACACAGAATATAATCTGAATCGGTAAATACCTTTTTCTCTTTTTCGATTTTTTCTTCAATTGGTTTTTCAGCAATAACCGGTTCTTCTACGGTTGTTTTTGTCTCAACTTTAGTAGCTACTTTTCTAGTTGCAGTAGCGGTTTCCTTTTTTGCTCGTGCTGTCGGCATGGCTTTCCCTCCATTAAAAAATAGAAGAGTAGCGGTTAAACTACTCCTCTAATATATTTTTTATTACTTAGATTAGTCAGTAATGGTCCATGAACCAAAGTAACGACCAATTCTTGTAGATACTCCAAGCTCTCTCTGAACTTCATATTTCATGATATCAGCGATGTTACTATTAGCTGTTCCACGATCTGTGATTTCCTCGATAAGAGTCTCACCAACATCAACCATATCAACAAGTTTGTTGTCACCAGTTGCAAATACGAAAAGAGTGTCATCCTTGTACATGGACTTAGTTACATCGTTTCTTGCAAATCTCTGTGGAATTTCAACAAGCGTGTAACGTCCGTAATTTCCAAGGCGACCCATCTTTGCAATATCTTCTTTCTGAGAATCAGCAACCCATTTAACATCGATAAGGTTTTCAAGCTCCTGAAGTGCAACCATTGTTCCCATGATAACTACATCTGCATTATCATTTGCAACAGATACATTTTGAAGAATTTTATTGAATTTCTTTCTGTTTGTTGTGTTGAGCGCACCTGTTTGTACGAACTCGGACTGTGCCGGAAGTTTCTTTGGTGCTTCAAGAATCTCAGCAAAGATAAGCTCTTGAATCTTTACAACAAATGCTTTAGTGATAGCGTCTACAAGTTTTGTCCAATCCTCTTGTCCAATAAGATATCTATCAATATCAGCACCCACAGCAGCACCGTAAACATCAGTCTCTACAGAATAGGTTGTGTTCTCTGGTAATCTCTGAAGCATTGTGTCGTGATGTCTCTTGCCCATTCTTGCTACAGAAAGAATTACTTCCTCATGCTCATTAACGAAAAGATTAGTATCTCCCTCTTTAAGGTTTCTGTAATTAACAAGTGCGTTGAACCACTCATTTTCTTTAAGTCCTGTAGAAACTGTCCAATCTGTTACTTCTTCAATTACATCGAAATACTGACGACCATAATCTCTGTAAGCACGTTCTCTTTCTCTGCGAGAAGAATCTTTGGTAAGACCGAAAATTTTGAGAGATACTTCACGAAGTTTGTCTTCCGCCTCTCTCTTAGAAATTCCATCGTCGAGTTCATTTTTATATAAATCGAACATTAAGTTCTTTACTTCCTCATAAGAAGTTTTCATTTCATCGAATACATTAAGTACATGTGCGCTAAAATTCATCTTATTCATTGCTTATTCCTCCCTTCTTTATAGTTCTGAAACTTTGTGTTTTTGACTTCCAGCTTCAACAGTTACTTTCTTACCAGCTACAGGTGTTCCGTCAAATGCATCTTTACTAAGCTCATAAACGTCTGTTACTGTAAGTACAAGTCCTCTAACTGTTTTTGTTCTCTCGGCTGTTGCTTCGTTGAAGAAGTTAGATGTTTTTGTAAACTCGCTATTATATGTTTCAGCGATTTCTGGAACTTCGTAGATAAGAATTGCAGGCGCATTAACATCAACTTTTTTAACCTCTACATACCAGTTGCCGTTTGCAGCCTGTTCAAGAATTTCTCCCTCAAATCCTGCTGGGGCATCAGCAACTTCATACTGATCAAAGCTTACGTAAGCTCCTTTTCCGCAAACTGTACCGTTATCTGTGTCTTTCTTAATTACCATGTTTAAAACTCTTCCAACTTTGTCTGAAAGGACTTTAGTTGGGAACGCAACGTGATGCTGCTCAATAGACATGCGAATTGCCATAGTATTTATCCTCCTGTTTTTTGCATAATAAAAAGACCGCCATTATGACGATCCTCTAAGTTAAAAGCTATTTAGTTTTTATTTTTCTTCTTCAGCAAATAATTTTCCATATCTGCTAGGCTTAGATGCCTTTTTGTTTACATTTACAAACTGTTTCTTAGATGTAACTGGCTTTTCTTCTTTGTTATTAGAAAGTGCAAAGTTACCATGCTCAGAAACATAATCAGAATGAAGAACTTTAATTTCTGTCTCAAGATCAGCGAGAGAGTAGTTATCCATTTCAGAAACAAGTTTCTCATAATCTTTATTTACAAATTTTCCTTCTTCATCTTTCTGTGCAAGAATTTCATATTTCTCAGAATCAAGAATTTCTTTCTTTTTCTCACGAAGTTCATTTAATTCAATTTCTTCTTTGAACACTTTTAATTCTGCATAGTTCGAACGCATTTCTTCTAATTCTGCTTTTTCACTTGCTGTTAAAAGTTCACGGAATAATTCTGTACGTTCTCCATCAAATGAAACATTGTCACCATCTTTTACATAACCCTGACGATAAATCTTATCTGTACACCATCCTTCATATACAAAATAAGAATCATAAACATTTGAGATGTAATAATAATCATCGTCTAGCTTCTCGTATGAAGCTAATAAATTATACAATGCGTATCGAACATCTTCATGTGAAATTTCATATGTACGAACAAGTTTTTCAAATTCCTGTCCTTTGTTATTTTTACCGTCACTAGATGCCTCCCCTTTGCCAATAGAACCATCTTCGAAAATTTCTTTAAATTTAACTTCTAATTCTTCATCTGATAAATTAGAATATTCAAATGTAATGTCTTCTACAGTTTTATTGTATTTCTCTAATAACTCTTCAAATTTATTCATTTTACTTTCATTTCCTCCTTCCTTTTGTAATAGTAGAGCAGAAGTTTGCTCCTTAATACTGAAGCAAGTAGACTCTAATTTATTTAGTCGTTCTTGCAACTCATCCATTTTTGATTCATAATTTTCAAATAAACTGTTATTTTCTGCTTTAAAATCAGTAAGTTTAATATTTGATCCTGACATTCCAGGCTTTACGGTTTCTCCCTGTGGAGTTTTTCCCAAAATTGTTACTCCACTAAAGAAAAAGTCTTCGATGTTTAAATACTTTGATTTTGCATCATAGCTTAATTCTCGAATTGAAAGTTCAACCGATACAAAGCATTCACCTTCACGCTCTAAAATCTCAGCGGCTTTTGAATACTCTTCAAAGATATATCCATCAACTTCACAATAGGTTTTTTCTTTTTCTTCATCGTAAACAAGTTGTGCATTACAACTCTCCGGAATGATTCCAATCGGATATTCGTCATAAACAAGCTCTCCATTTTCATCCTCATGCATATTGTGACTGTAAAACTCCCACTGACCATCCGGATTTTCATCTGTAACTACCTTATGGATATAACCAAGAATCGGACGATTGCTGAATGATGGCAATGCTGCTTCCATAACAGTTTTGTCAATATTTGATCCATTTACATTTAAATCTGTATGACAAGATTGGAGGTGAACTGGAAGTAGTCCGTCTTTGTTTTTGTCAGGCTGATCAAAATTAACTTTGCCATGTACCTGAACAACCAAAGGTTCTCCATTTTTTTCGCTACTAAAATGTGTAGATCTTTTATATTTGTTTAAATAAAAATCATATAAATCTTCTATAAAAAGAAGTCTTTTTTTTGACATGATATTTAGTCATTCCTCCCTTCTTTGAAAAATTGGTATAAAAATACCACTCGACAGAGTAGAAGAGTGGCTAAAAAGTAAGTATATTGCTATACTGTATTTTTGATTTATCTATATTTGAAAACTGAAGTTTGTCAGTATTCAAAAATATGTATATTCCATTTGATTCACTTACTACTTGAAATCCAAGTTTTTTTAAGTTTTCAGAGGTAGTAGTGTCTGTTGTTTTTAAAAACTTTTCTTTCATATGACCACCTAATTATTTTCTGTCTCTTGTTTTAGCTCCCTCGTCACTTATTTTTGAATCAGAAACCTCTGGTCTGCCACCATCATCGCTTGTATTAGACACCGTATTTGCAGAAGTTAATGGTTTGAATCTATCTGCAAGATTTAAAATATCATTTTCTAAGAAATTCATAGCCAATGTATCTAATTCTCCAACACCATTCAAACTATTAATCGCTACAATATTAGGAAATCCATATTGCAAATCTTTCTGCATAGATTCTTTGAATGCATCTCTTGTATGAATAGACACATTAAAGAACTTAACTTTTGCATGATTTTTTACTTGGTAAGAAAGCATCCTATTTACCCACCCTTGTATTTGCCCAAGTAAAGCAGAAATTGCAAAAGCGCTATCAACTTTATTTGCAGAACGAACACCCTCTGAGTTAGTAAGAGTAGCAGAATTTAACGTCTGCGCGCCACCTGATGTGTTGAACAATTCTTTCGTGGCTTTTTGCACTTTTGTTGTGTCTGAAGCTTGGTCATCAGAAAATGATATTGTATTAAGTGGAAGTGGGGTTATAATAGAGCCGATATAAGGTGGAAGACTATCTACCAGTTTGTTATAATAATCTACAGCAAAATCTATATTTACAGCCCATTGGTCAGGTTCATCTGCACTAGAAATTGTTGGAATGGTAGCAGTAATCAACTTATAGATTTGCTGATCATCTGCAACAGCTTGTACATCACCAAGATTTAAAAGACCAATTAAATCAATAAACAAACCGCTAAATATAGGAACGATTGTTTCCCAAGTTTCAACCCTTGACTTTGTGCATATAGCATACTCATCTGGCATTGGTTGCCATTTTTTCTGACTGTTACCACCATATTCTTTATACATAGAAAGCAGCGGATCACCAAGATATTCTAAAACGTCTTCGAATTTCTTATATTTACTCATATCTACAGAAAACGAATAATCTCCTGTGAAATATTTTCCAGAAATTCTACAATATTCTGGTGGGATTTTTAAAATAAACATTCCAGTTTCGTCCAACCAACAACATCCATAAAACACATCTTCTATAAAATTGTTGATTAGAACCTGCAAAAAGTTACCTTGTAAAGACATTCTATCCAACCATACCAAAGTGTCATAATAATCTTTTAATATACTTTCCTTATCATTATCACCAGTTGGATCATATGACGGAACTACATATCTTGCATTTAGATCAAACATAGTTGCGTTATACATAATCAATCTAAAATATGGTTGGCAACGATAAAATAAATAACGTGATAATCCACGTAATTCGTTTTCATAACTATCTATATTTTGAAGATATTTAATTACATTTTCTTTATTATATGAACTGATGGAAATTTGTCGTGTCGTTTTCGTTACATCACGAACTTGTTTAAATGCATTTTGTGTTTCTGCAAATCTCTTTTGTTGGCGTTCAAGACTTTGCATATATAATTTTCGTTCTGCAGCCGTTGGCTGTTTTTTATGTATTGGAGATGTTTCTGTCATCTCTTTCTTTGATTGTGTCATCTTTGATGCAAACACCTCCTTTGCTATTTAGTTGTGTTTTGGATTTTTATTTAGATTGTTTTGGAAAACGAAGATATGCGTTTTGGTTGATTGATTGAAAGTTTAGAGAGAAGAGATTGGGTTGATGTTGTTTTTGGTCTTAACTTTAATTCTAATTGACATGCACACCAATAATTATATGCTATAGAAGAATATCTATCCTTTCTCATACCAGACACTTCTTTTACTTTAATGTTTCCATTTTTTACTTCGTGGTCTAATTTTACTAATTCGTAAATACCAAGGGTTGTTTGTAGATACGGCATCTTTAGTTTTGCTTGTTCAGTTGGAGAAAGTTTCGAATATCCTTTATATGTATCTTTTAACGCTAAATCTGCTTCTTGCTCTGTTGTTAAAAAATTTATTTTACCATTTTGAATTCCATTTCTAAGCAATACGCAAATTTCATTATTAAATTTGTCTGTTGCTTTTACAGACCAAATAACTTTATTGGCATCTCTTACATGACATCTAGAAGCCATATCTGAATCATTAATACATGTTAATGCTTTATATGTTTCCCCATTTTCTTGGTCGTATTGATCTTTTATAATAAAGTCAAATACACCCAAACCAATACCATTTGTATCAAGCACTAAGTCTGTACAGTTATATTTATAAAAATATCTCATCACTATAATTCCAAGATCATCAGTTGTTAGACCTTCAAAAGTTTCACCATAAACAAAATTAGACTGGTAAGAAGTGTCATTTACTTGAATTAGATCATTAATAAAAATTGCAGAAGCATCGTTTCGTTTCTTTTTAGTTGATTGCATAAGGGCTACGTCAATCGATAGAATTCTTTTTTCTGTTGTTAACACTTTTGGAACTTGTACTTTATCATTATAGAAACTCAATGGCATATAAGCTTTTTTTAGCTTGCGTCTTGCAGATAACTCATCAAATTTAAATAAACTACCATCGGTATCTCCGAACCACAAACATTCCATTTCCATTTGTTGAACCAATTCATTATAATCAAGCTCTGACATTTCATCTTCAACTTGTTCTCTGGAGAGAAGCCCTTCTTTAATTGATACTTGATAAGGAAGCCCCACTATCATGTATTTCTTTTTATCATCAAAGAAATTCAGTGTATAGCTTTGAGCTTTTTTATATGCCCATGAACTTTTAAAGTAAGCACTAGACATATATATTTCCTTATTTCTTTCTTGGAGATGTTTATATTCTGATTTATTTAAATATTTTGGTTGTCTTGGACTTGTTAAGAATTTCCTAAGAACTGTATTAAGGACTGTTTCATCAACCATGCGGAATTCGTCAACAATTATGCAATTTGCCCTTGCTGAACGGCTATTCTCGGAACTTGTACGTGTCTTTATCCACGATCCATTTCTAAAATAAATAGATGCATCATTTTGTCCGATACTACATTTTTCTATTTCCGATCGTAAAATAGATGATTGTTTCATAAAATCATCTTGTATCTTAAGCAATACTTCGTTTGCCTGTTTTAATGTACCAGAACTTACAACTATTTTTGTTCCAGGGAAAAGTATACAACGAACACAACAAAATAGTGCCGTTAAATACGTTTTTCCCTGGCCTCTTGCGGCAAGATACATTGTAAAATTGTAGTGCATCATACACCACAATAATATTTTTTGAAATATCTTTAAAGTAATTCCAAGGACTTCTGACACATAACGTTGCGGGTTATTTCTATAGTAAGCAGCTCTCCAGGCTACAGTATCCATTATTTTCTGCTCTTTGTCTTTTTCTAACTCAGCTTGAGTTTTTCTTATAGCCATAATTTATTCCTCATCAATCTTTGATCCAAAAATTTGATCAAAAAGTGCTTCAGAATCAAAATCTTCATCATATTGCGGCTTAGTAACGGTATATTTAGACATGAATCTTTCATATAGAGCAGAAAATGCGTTTTTCAGTCCCATCATTTTGGATAAATGACCTTTGAAAAAAACATCAATATATAACCCGATTTTATCAACATCTTTAAATTCTTCGTCTGGTTCTGGAATTGGTTTTTCCTGTTCCCATTTATCAATCAACTGTCCGAAGGTAAGATTGTCTGTTAACGCATTAGATGTTTTTTGTGAAGGCTTTACATTCAAACTTCCCATAAGGTTTTGAAGCGTTGCATCCAATTCCTTAGTGTCTTTTCCATTTCTTTGTGCTTTGTCTATTTCAAGCTCTTTAAAGCAAATTCTCTTAAATAATAATTCTTGTGCCTTATTTTCGCATGGATATCTAGTTGTCCAATCTTTATACTCATTTTCTAAAAACATTAAATCTTCAGTATTATAATTTCCAAACCTTTTTTTGGCTGATTTTAATGTTTTCTGAACAATTTTTGTATTATATTCCTGATCTGTATCTTCATCTTCAATATTAAATACAGAATCTTTAAAAGTTTTGTTTTTATAATCATTTAAGCTACGACATATTACAATCCATTGCTGTACGGCAGTGCTTCTTACTTTTTCACCTGTTTGTTCAGATAATGATTGCAATTGATCATTATAAATTCCTTCATCGAAATACCAATTTAAACGCTTAAATGTCTCTATAGTCTTTTCTTTATTATCTGTTCGAATTTCAGTTTTCTTGTCGTAATCCGTGCATTCATCTAATATACATTCTTTACAGGCATAATGCTCTAAATGATCTGCACTAATATCAGATGAATAAAATGCCATTCGAGTTTTCCACTGACCACAATGGCTGCAGTATACTATATTACCATTGAGGATTTTTCTGCAAAAATCGGCTAATTTTTTATAAGCTGTTCTTAAATTTACCACAGTCATTTTGTTAACTTCATTATCAGACAGCGGATCAAGCACTTTAGCCATTGTGTCACCTTCTTTCTTCTATTTACTCAATTGAACCTCTCATGGCTAAAGCCACGAGATTCTTGGGAACTCATTTCTACTGAAAAGATATTTACCAAGCTATCCCGATAGT